GATGGAGCAGCAGTCTCTTTGCTGTATGTAGACGGCAACCTTGAACTCGCCCTCACTCGTGGGGATGGTATTCAGGGTAGAGACATCACTGATAAAATGCGTATGCTAGTCCCTACGGAGATTAGAAATACTGGATTGATTCAGGTAACAGGGGAAGTTGTTGCCCCTAAAGAGATACCCAACGCTCGTAACTTTGCGGCAGGTGCTTTAGGCTTAAAGAGTTTGACTGAGTTTTCTACTCGGCCTCTCGTCTTTGTTGCCTATGATGCGTTGCCTCGACAAGCCTCTCACTATGAAGGGTCTATGACTGTTCTTAGAATGATGGGTTTGAGAGAAGTTACAACTTTTGACTGTTCACGTTACCCAACGGATGGCGTGGTCTACAGGTTGAAAGACTCAGTTGAATTTGAGCGCTTGGGTCATACTTCTAAACACCCCCGAGGTGCCTTTGCTCTGAAAGAACAGGCAGAGGGGGTGGAGACAACTCTTATTGATGTAGTGTGGCAGCTTGGTAAAAGTGGTGTTGTCAGTCCAGTAGCGATCCTAGATCCTATTGAAATTGGAGGCGCAACTGTATCAAGAGCTACTCTACACAATATTGAGTACATACGAGACCTAAACCTAGAGATAGGATGTCGAGTATCTGTCATAAGGTCGGGGGAGATAATTCCTAGGATCATTGGACGTGTTGAAAAATAGTTCTTGACAGAAACCTTAAAGTTCCGTATAATACTTATTCAATTTCAGAGGAATACAAATGACTAAAATCGAAGCTCCAACAAACTGCCCTAGCTGTAGTTCGGTGTTAGAAGAAGTCAATTATCTTCTGTATTGTAGAAATCCGCAATGCGGAGAAAAAGTTCTCAAACTCATCGAACACTTTGCTAAGACTCTGAAGATCAAAGGTCTCGGGCCTGCAACAGTAGCCAAGCTAGATATTGTCTCCCTAGAGGAACTTTACTCTTTGACTTGTGACGAAATTGCAGACCAGATCGGATCTGAAGTACTCGCGGTAAAGTTAGTAGATGAATTGAGACGTTCTCAAACTGCACCACTAAATGTATTATTACCTGCCTTCAGCATACCGTTGATAGGCAAGTCAGCCTCGGAAAAGCTTTCCAAAGTCTGCAATGATATTGAAGAAATAGACTACGAAATGTGCCGACAGGCCGGACTTGGTGATAAAGCAGCCACTAATTTATGTAAGTGGATAGACGAAGAGTTCTATCAGGTATCGCTGCTACCATTTAGTTTTAAGTTTGAAACAATAACACAACCAACCACAACCCACGGCACGGTTTGTATTAGTGGTAAACTTACCAGTTACAAAACTAAAGCCGAGGCTCATAACAAACTTCAAGAGCTTGGTTATGTGGTCAAGACAAGTTTGACAAAAGATGTCACAATTCTGGTAAACGAAAGCGGTATAGAATCCGCTAAAACAAAGAAAGCCAGAGACTCTGGCGTTCAAATCATAACTAACCTTTTAGAATTTATTGGAGAATAAATAACATGGCACTACCTAAGTGGACTGACGAGCGAACAACCGCTCTTACTGATTTTGTAGGTGATGAATCACCTGTATCCCAAGCTACTGTTGCAGAAGCAGCAGACCAGCTTGAAACCTCTACCCGTTCTATCTCTAGCAAGCTGCGAAAGATGGGTCACGAAGTAGAACTGGCTTCTGCCAGCGCAACTCGAGCGTTTACCGATGCTCAAGAAGCAACCCTCTCTGCTTTTGTCTCTGACAACAGTGGTGAGTACACTTATGCTGAAATCGCAGGTCATTTCGAAGATGGCGCTTTTTCACCTAAGTCAATCCAAGGCAAGATTTTGTCTATGGAACTTACTGGACACGTTAAGCCTGCTCCTAAAGTTGAAGCTGTACGCACGTACTCTCCTTCTGAAGAAGAGACTTTCGTTTCTATGGTACAAGACGGTGCTTTCGTAGAAGCTATTGCTTCTGCCTTGGATCGTTCTGTAAACTCTGTACGTGGTAAGGCTCTTAGCCTTCTTCGTTCTGGAGACATTGACGCTATTCCTCGTCAAGAGACTACCAAAGGCGCATCTAAAGAAGATCCTTTAGCTGAGCTAACTGATATTGGTAGCATGGGTGTTGAAGATATCGCTGAAGCGATTGGCAAAACTGCTCGTGGCGTCAAGACTATGCTAACTCGTCGTGGCCTTTCAGCCGCTGACTATGACGGCGCTTCTAAGAAAGAGAAAGCATCTGCTTAATCTGTCTTAGTTTTTAAAGGCAGGCTCTACGGGGTCTGCCTTCATCTTTAATTTCGGGGGAAATTTTTTTGAACATCGCAAGTGCGTTGATAAAGCAAGTGCTCGCGCTCCAAGACTTTCAGACTTGGAGTGTTACGCATAAGCATTATTTGCCCAGTGAGTATCATAGCCTGTATAAGGTTATCGATAAGCACTGCGAAGATTTTCATAAAATGCCCACGATTGAAGATTTAAAGTTTGAGATTCGGGACTCAGGTACTCGTGAAAAGCTATACGCTATTGAAGCAGTCGAGGTCGATGCAGACCCTCATATGCTTCTCGAGTATCTGAAGAACGAATACACTCAAAAAGAAATTCTGGACTCGCTAGAAGATTATGTAGAGAACTCTGTTGCATTCGAGAATGCTCAGGAATCTGTAAATCATCTTCACCAAATCGTACTCGATGTCGAAGACAAGGTTGATTTGGAAGATCCGCAGGAAAGTATGCAACGTATTGAACTGTTCGAGCCAGAAGAAGATTTAGCTAAGTACATGAAACTCGGACTCAATGAAGAGTATGATTACGAAATACAGTTCTCCCCCCGAGATCTTGTTATGGTTGGTGGTCGCCGAGGTGCTGGTAAATCTGTTATCTGTGCAAACATTGCTAACGCAGTGTACGCCAGTGGTAAGTCGGCTATGTATTTCACTATTGAAATGGATAGCCGGTCTATACTACAAAGATGCTGTTCCATCGCTACCGAAGTTCCCTTTGCTCGTCTACGTACTCAGAACCTGAGTATTACCGAGTGGGAGAAAGTAGCAACTTGGTGGGCAGCTCGTTATGTTGATGGGCAAGACCGTTTGAAGGAATATAATACACATCGTGACTTTAATAAGTTGCACACATCACTAAAGACACAGCATGAGCTTCTCCCGACTCAGCAGCTGGACGTAGTGTATGATCCTGCACTTACTCTCTCCAAGATCCGTGCCGAGCTTGACAAAAAAGTCAAACCTCTGGGTGTTGGTGTCATTATTGTAGATTATATTAATCAGGTAAAGCGGTCGAGTCTTCCCTCTCGTGGAGGGCAGTATGACTGGACAGAACAGATTGAAGTAAGTAAGGCTTTGAAGTCTATGGCACAAGAGTATGATTGTACAGTATTTTCACCTTATCAGACAGACGCAAGTGGTGAAGCACGATTCGCTAAAGGTATTCTTGATGCGGCAGATGCTGCATATACACTAGAAACCTGGGATCACGAAGATGCGTGTATTACACTAAACTGTGTAAAGATGCGATCAGCTTCCATGAAGTCATTCACTTCAGCAGTAGATTGGGATAGCCTAAAGATTGGCCCTGAATCTGCTATGACTCCTAAAGAGAAAGAAGATTCTTCGCACAAAACCGGCGAAGAAATTAATGATCTTTAAAAATATTTCTTGACATCTTACCTTCTTTTGCGTATAATATACGGATACTTTAAAGGAGAGAAAGCATATGGCACTTACATTCGGTAGTTTACGACATACTACGTCTGGTAGAAAGCGTAAGCCTTTGCCCAAAGCAAAGCGATACACGCCAAAGTTTGAAGAACTAGAAACAAAGAAAGTATACAGGAGAGAGACTCCTTATTATCCCTCCGCGCAGGCAAAAGATGTATATAAGCCTGCCCCAGACACTTCTTATAAAGTAGAAGAGTCTAAGAATTTTACGATTGCACCTGCCTATAACAAGGGTGCATATCAAGTTATTAATCGAAGTAACATAAAGGACATTGGTCGGTGACAGTAGAAGAACTATTAACTTCTAGACAAGTATATTTTATACCGAAAGGCGGAGACTGCTTAGTTAGCTGTCTTAGCCCTGATCATGCAGATCGTAACCCTAGTATGCGTATTGATCGCATTACAGGAATATTTCAGTGTTTCTCTTGTGGATTCAAGGGAAACATTTTCACCCATTTCGGGGAGAAGGCAAACCACTTACAAGTAAGACGAGAATTACTCAAAAAAAATATTAGAGAGAAAAGGTCTGAAAGTGTCGGTTTGTCTTTTCCTCGGAATCTTTCCAACTATGCAGGTAACTGGAGAGATATTAAACCCGAGACGTATAAAAGATTTGAAGCGTTTCAACACCATGACCCTGATTACATTGGTCGTATTGTATTTCCAGTACGAGATATATCAGGGCGTATCATAGCATTCAACGGTCGTCATACTACAGGCGGAACGCCTAAGTATATGATCTCGCCTGCGGGTGCGAAGATGCCGTTGTTCCCTGTAGTAGAGCCGATACAAGGTTCTGTTATTCTAGTAGAAGGTATATTTGATATGATAAACCTTCACGACAAGGGTCTTACCAATGCAGTTTGCTGCTTTGGTACAAAGAATATTAACGAAGATAAACTTAGTATGCTTTCTATACAAGGTGTAGAAGAGATAGTAGTATTCTTCGATGGAGATGATGCGGGACAGAATGCCGCAAAAGATGTAAAAGAAATGGTTGAACGAGTGGGTTTGACCTCAAGAAATGTAAGTCTTTCGGGTAGAGATCCCGGAGCCTTGCCCCTACAAACTGTACAAAAACTAAAGAGTAAGATATATGCCTAAAGTTGCATTAGTAGAAACTAAACCAAGTAGAACAAATTTTAAGAAAGAATTTGATGATGAGTTTGAGTTTGACCAGTTCCAACTGTGTTCAGACCCAGGCATCAAGAAAGTACTGAAGCGAGACTGCGACATTGATATGAATCCAGACGAATACGATTGGATAATTCTTGTCGGTAGTGATGCGCTCAAGTATTTCACTCCCATAAACTCAATCACAGAATATTCTGGTAAGAAAGTAGAAGAAAAGTTCTTGCCTATCATTAACCCTGCCATGCTCGCGTTTAAGCCAGAGGCACAGCGCACATGGGACGACTCTAAGCAAAGTATACTAGAGTACATTACCGGAAGTAAAGAAGACACAGTAATTACAGAGTACAACGCTTGGGGCATACAAGATACGGAGGAAGCCAATGCTTTTATACGCGCTGCTATTTCTGCCCCTCTGCCTTATGTTGCTCTTGACTCGGAAACAACAGGACTATATCCACGTGATGGCCATATGCTTGGCATCAGTCTTAGCTATGAGGCTGATCGTGGGGCTTACATAGATACTGAATGTTTCGATGAAGAGACAGAAGCACTACTACAGCAGTTGTTTAACGAAAAGACAGTAATCTTTCACAATGCAAAGTTCGATATGGCATTCTTTGAGTATCATTTCAACTTTGAGTTCCCAAACTTTGAAGATACAATGTTACTGCACTATTTGATTGATGAGAACCCAGGTACTCACGGTCTAAAGCAGTTATCTATGAAGTATACAAAGTACGGAGACTATGAGAAGCCCATGTATGATTGGATAGACAACTATCGCAAACAGCATGGCATTCTTAAAGGCGATTTCAACTGGGGCGATATTCCCTTTGAAATTATGAAACTTTATGCTGGAATGGATGCGGCCTGTACGTTCTTAATTTACGAAAAATTCGTAAAGATTAAGCAAAACAAGCGTCTTGCAAAGGTATACGATAACATATTAATTCCCGGATGTAGGTTTTTGACTGACATTCAAGACAATGGTGTGCCTTTTGACAAGCTACGTCTAGTGAAGTCTCAGTCTCTTATGCAAGAGCAGATTGATGAAGCTGTAGCAGAGATGTATAAAGAACCTGCCATTCGTAAATTTGAAGAGCTAAATGGAAAAGACTTTAATCCTAATTCTACTGTTCAACTTCGTAGTCTGTTGTTTGACTTCGTTGGCCTCAATCCAACTGGTAAAAAGACTGGCACTGGTGCGCATAGCACAGACGCGGAGGTTCTTGGAGAGCTTGCAGAACAATCGCACATCCCAGGACTCATTCTTGAAATCAGACAAAAGTCCAAGATTAAAAATACTTATTTGGACAAAATCTTACCGCAGTTGGATCGTGATAGCAGATTACGTACAGGTTTTAACCTCCATGGTACTACTA